GTCTATTCCGCCCACTTCTCTCTCGTAAGTAACAGAGAAATCCCCCAGCGTTTTGCTGGCAATCCCTGGTACACCGTTGCTCTCTGCTGACCTTTTCCCAGCCTGGTAAACCCGCGACGCCATTCGCATGCAAACCACCCGCACAACATCAGGTGGCTCCTCATAACCATGCGTATAGGTGACCTCGATGTTTTCAACCCCATCAGGCCATCTTTGCCCCCTCAAGCGATAGACGATCCCTTTCTTCCGGTTTGTTTTGTAGTCCACACCATCAACCAGGCTGACACCGTCAACAACTATGCTTTTTACCGAGATCACCGGGAGCTGACTCAGGTACAGCTTGTCGCCATATCCACCATCAAAGACCTCAAGGTCGTCTTCCACCTTAACGATCTCCTGGTTGGTATAGACCTTGATTACAGCAGTTGCATCAGTAATCGCCTGCACGACTGAGAAATCGTCTTGAGAGATCTCAATCTGCAAAAAGTCGGCAATGTCGCTCACCTGGCAAAACATGTTTACTTCTTCCCTGCAGCCTTGGGCTTGCTTACCACCCCACCTTTACTGCTTGCGTCCAGCTCTGCTGGAGAGGTGGGCAGGGGGGTGCTTACCGTTTTCTCTTCTTCCGCCTCGAACTCCTTGGTCTCTTCCGGTTTGAGTTCCTTGGTTTCTACCGGCTTCACGGACTTTATCTCAGGTCCAGTGACGGGTGTTAATCCCCGCTTTTTGCCTTCGGCTTCAGTCAGTTTGATTCCGCTTCCTCGTTTCTGGTTGGTCCAGAATTTCATTAGTTTTGCCATTTTTCTATCCTCGTTCCTGGGGGAAGAATATCCGCTTCTTCCCCCCAAAGTTGCTTTATCTTCCCGGTTTATGCCGGTTGTAAACCGGCCTGTATGGGTTGGGGACCTTCCCGGTTCCCGGTCGCAATAGTGTTAGTCCGCCTTTCTGCACATAACTGCCGGGATTGCAGACCATCGTCAGGTCTTTGATCACCATCACCACGTTTTTTCCTGTAATTGCGTGGCTGCCAGGTCCGCAAACAAGGGTCTCATCTGCTGCCATTTCTCACCTCCGTTGCTCACCTATGTCAGTGAGAATAATTCTCCTGCCTGGAAGTCCAGCGTAAGTGTTTCACCGATAGATCGTGAGATCGAAGTGCCAAAATCGAAGCAGCACACCAGCAGGTCATCTGTGGAGGTATCGTCATAGATCACCACATAGCGGAATGGCCCCACGGAACCGGTCGCAGTCATTGTCAGGTTAGCCGGAATGTACTTGTACGTTCCGCCAGTTTGTCCCGAACTGGACTTGACCAGGGTCATTGTGTCAATTCCACTGGTGATTGGCGCCGTAAGATCACTGAGTTTTGTGTCCGTTGGTACCGGGGCGGTGTTCGTCAGCGCAACCTTCAAAGTGTTGCTTTCAAAGTCATGCTTGCCCTCGGCAACCGCCTCCGAAAAGCTGTTAAATTTTGTGTAATCAGCCATGTTTTTTACTCCTTCTCTATCCTAGGTCGTTTAGCCCGGGATTCTCCCCCGGGTCATATAAACCCCGGGGGAGTACTTGGTTATTTGTTCTATGCCGTAGCCATTTCCACGAAGGAGCTCGGCCTTGTTACTGCGAAAGCAGCCCGCAGTTCTGCCAGGATCGCCAGGATGTTCCTGATGAAAAAGTCAGCGTGAGAATCAGTAATACTGATGCTTACGTCTTCACGGTCCCAAAGAACCGCTCGTTTCCAGTTCGCCAGGTAAGCGGTATCAGCAGGCAGTCCGCCAAATTCCACCACCGGTACGCGCCACATGCTCTTTTGGTAGGGCAGGTAAGGAGCCGCTGCAAAAAGCTGCAGCTCAACTTTTTCCCAATCCAGGGGGTCGATCACGAAAGCGGTCGGGGTATCCAGGCCGTTCGTTTTCAGTTCGGTGATCGCCTTGCGGGCGGTGGTCAGGATGTCTGTGTTAAAAGCCTGGGTCAGAAGAGCGGGTGTGCTGGCCACACCGACCAGCTGAGGGCTGAATCCGTTGCCATTGATCATCTGATCTTCCAGTTTGGTATACAGCGCTTCGCGCAATTCCTGGTTGATCAGCCCGCGCAGCTGCCCTGCGTCAGCGATCGCTCGCTTGGTCGCCGGGATATAAGTAGCAATTGTTTCCACCAGCGCAGTCATGCGATACCATTCCATTTCGCCTTCGGGTTTATACCCGCCATCCACGTTTGGTATGAGGGCAGATCCGGAAACGGTCGGTCCTGCGGCAGAAGAAGCTTCCGCGACTGGCGCAGCTGTAGTCACCTGGGTGGTCTGCAGCACGAAATCCACCGCGTCACTTGTCGTCTGGCGTACACTCACCAGGTCGCGAAGGGTCGGTTCCGGGTATCCGATTCGGCTGTAGATACCGGAGTCATCTGGCTGGATGAAGGCACCTGCCGAGGTGGGATCAGCTCCGATGATCAGAGCTTTCTTTTCCAGGGGCATCGGAGTGGAGAAGGACGGAGAGGTCAAACCTTTTGCGTTTTCAGGGATGCGCCCGTTGGGAGCAACCACCTTCATCCAGTTTTTGAATTCATCCGAATTGATGAACTGGCTGCCCAGATCCTGATAAACCTGTGGCTTTTGCACTTCAGATTGAGACTTCAGGGCTTCAGCTTCCAGCTGATTGATTTTGTTCTGAAGGCTGGCATCATCCATGCCTTCTTTTGCCTCGTTATAGAGGTTGTAAGCTTTGTTGCGTTCTTCTTCGGTCATTGACCGTTTTTCAGACACCGCGGTTTCAACGATTGCGCGGGCGTCCAAAAGGTTTTTTTGGATTACTTCATTCGATTTCATTATTAGCCTCCATTGCTAAGATATTGAGAAGTAGATTCATATCCTCAGGATCAACACCGCTCGCGTTACTGTCTTCATTGACAGCCTCCGTTTCAGCTTCTTCCTCAGGTTCTGTCGTTCCCTTGTCAGGAACGGATTTGATGATTGTGGTTTGTGTGTTGTTGCCGGCACCAATCAATACCGGGCTCACCTCGAAAACATCGAGCCCTTCCAGATACCGGACTTGTTGATCATTTAGTTTCCCAAACGAACTCTTGACTACGTCGAAGCCATAGCTCCACTCCTGCAGCTCGCCCAGGTTCTTGACCGTTTTGTATGTTTCCGTTCCACCGGTCGTGTCCAGGAAGAATTCCCCGTCCACCCAGGCTTTTTCTTCGTCTTGATGGATCACCCCCCTTCCCACTGGTAAAGCGCCCCAGTTATGCCCCCAGGCGGCGATTCTGACAGCCGCACCTTCTTTGAAAGCGCCAGTTAGTGTTATGTCACCTTGCTTATCAACATCACCAAAACGGCTGAAAATCGCCTGGAAAACGCCGCTTTGGTCGCTGTCTTCCTTGAACTCAATTGTTGTTTTGAAAGATTTCTTTTCCATCGTTTTATTTCCTTCTTTTTTGTTTGCATCGAACCATCGGTCTATATACTCATGCCATTCTGCTGGTCTGCCGTCTTGGTCGCAGCGGATATGTGCTTCTTCCCTGCTGATTTCGATTTCAACCAGTTCAGCTTCAAATCGCTTAACCAAATCTTGAACTTTTTCATTACTCCTGGCGCCTGTAATGATCCAGGCATCCAGTTCCGGATGTAATTCGATTGTTTGATAGACTTTTTCAACCAGATCCAGCATTGCCCGGGTCAGTTTTTTCACTCGTACTTTGCTAGGCATTCCTGAAATCGCCTGATAGATCGCGTCATAATCGCAGATCAGATCACCTTCTTTGGCGTTCTTTTGTACATACGTGCTTTTACCGGAACAAGGTGGTCCCCAAACGATAGTTCTCATTCTTTGTCCCTCCCATAAACCAGGGAGCATTGACAATACGCCACCTCACCGGCTCCGGCTCGATAATCTCCTGGCCACATCGCTCCGTTCGGGAACGTGTCTCTGATCCCTACGGTCACACCGTTAAGCGCTGCGTGGGTGTCCCTCGGGTTGTCGCTTCTGACAACCCAGGTCTTGGTCTTGAAAATACGGCTCTTGTCTGCCACATCGTATTCAGCAAACTGTTCCAGTTCGTGCACTCTGAAAGATACGAATCGCAATAAACCGCTTGCCAGCAGTACCGCAAAGATTTTCTTTACTGCATCCAGTGGATCCTCATCACCCATTACCTTGGCAAGTTGTTCATAGGTGCTGTGATTCAGGTTTTCCGCTGCGATCCGCGAGTTGGTTCTCAGAAACTCTTCCATCCATTCCGGGTTGTAGGCAAAAGCAAGTTGACTGGCAAAAGCCCTGGCGTATGCCCCTGCAGTGGACTTTGAAAGCGCAAAGAAATCCGCTGCGACTTCCCGGTTCCAGCGCTGTTCATCCCACCAGAAAGCAACATTCTTTGCCCCTTTGATCAGTGGTAATACAGCATCCCTCTGTCTTGTCAGGGTTTTGCTTACCAGATCAGTCCAGTCCTTCACCGCTTGTTCAGTGATCTCTGGAAAATCTGGTCTCACAGTTGGGAAGTTCAACCGTTTTGTTTCAAGTGCTTCCTGCTCCCATGCCTTCCCATCATTTGGTTCATAATAGGTGGCCGGTGTGCTCATATTCAGCGGTGTTACCAATTGATCAGCCTCCGGGCTGTCAATCCGCGACATGTTCATAATCGCCCTGGCTTCGTTGGCTGTCATATATGGCACCCCCACAGCCTGGCGCAAGCTCGCTGTCTGCTTTTCGAAATCGCCCTGTAATTTGGCTTCGATATTAAATTCCACGTAAGCCCCCTGCAGGTCAGGAAATTCAGTTAAATATTGCGCGTCAATGTCATCCTGTACGCTTCTGAATAATGGACCCAACACGTCGGTATAAAGGCTCTTGTTTTGGCTTTCGATGTTGTTAAAAGTCGAGCGCTCTAAGATACCCACCATCGGTGGTGGAATGTGATAAGCTCTGGCGCACTCTTCCCGAGTCAGTTTCCGGCTCTCGATGTAAAGCGTGTCTTTTGGTGCCCAGCTGATTGGCTTGAATTGCATCCCCTCTTCCAGAACGGCGGTCTTGCCTGCGTTGTCCTGCCCGGAATATAGTGATTCCCACTGTGCCCTGAAGTTTGCCCTGGCTGCATCGCTCCAGCCTTTAGCTTCCACCGGGCGTTCGATCACCCCACCTATCCGGGCTGCGTTCTGCCAGAACTTGGAGGAATACTTGCTGTTTTCGTGTTCTTCCGCCAGGATCTCTCTCAGCCCTTCCAGGGGAGAGATTCCGTATGAGTTATTGTGCGGGTTGTAGGTCCGGAAGTGCACGATGTCACCTGGATCCGCTTCTATTTCTTTGCTTCCCAGGTTGATCCTGTACAGATTTGGTTTGAGCACCCCGTCCACTCTGACCAACATGTATGGGATCCGCAGTAACCCGCTAATCTCGTTGTTATTGTCCCTGATCTTGAGCAGGTATCCGTTCCCCGAGATGAACATGTCTGATAAAACCGATTCAAACAGCTTATACTGTGATATCTTGTTGTCAGATGGCAGCGGTCGAGACAAGATCCTCACAGCTGCATGTTCACGCAGTCTTATTCGGTCATTGTCCTTGTCGCGTTTGTACACGTGCAGCCCCGGGTGTGCCATATTCCGCGCCAAAAAGTCAACGCAAATCTTGACGTTGTTGTGCCTCCGGTACATGGCTTCATAATCCAGCGTGTAATCGCTGTAGGTGTCAAAGCTGATAAAGCCTCCGTTCGTTGGCCACCAGCCCGCTGGCATGGTCGAGAGAGTCGCTTCAGAGATGATTGTGCTACCCATTCAACACCTGCAAAAAATCTACATCAGCAACAAAGATCAAAACCTCACCGTCTACTTTTCGGGTTTGGCCATTCTCGTGCAGAAATGCATCGCGAAGTACCAGGTAATCCCCCCGCCGTTTCCAAAGTACCCCCTGGAAGGCTTTTTCTGTTTTCAGATTCACAATCACCTTGCGAACCAGGGCATAAAATCCAATTCTCATAAAACCTCCAGCCCTCTGCTCTCATAAACCGATTGAGGCGGTTCTGTCGTGTGTCTTAGAGCCCGGTCTGTCGCCATAATCCCTGCCACGATGCCGTCAATCTTTTGCCGGCTTTTTGATTTGTCCGGTTTGATGTTCCCGGCCGCGTCCGTGGTTGTCATGACATTGTCTGCCATCCAGCGCATCACGGGATGTCCCCCATGTCGCAGTCTTCCGTTCAAAACCAGCCGTTCCACTTCTTTGGTTGGCGGACTCATACTCACATATCCCTGGCCAAACCCCACCAGGGTGAAACCCATATTCATCAGGGTTTGGCTGATTTGTGTTGCTCCCCAGCGGTCAAAAGCGATCTCTTTGATGTTGAACCGCTCACCAAGGTTTTCAATTTCAGCCAGGATGAAGTCGTAATCAATCACATTACCGGGCGTCGCGATCATATAACCTTGGTCAACCCATGCCTGGTAAAGCTCCCGGTCTTTGAATGATCGGTCTGTCAGCTTCTCTTCCGGGCAGAATAGGCGCGGGATCCAGGTGTGCAGCTCTGCTTCACCTGGTTCGTTTGGTATGTCCAGGACAAAAGCGGCAATATCTGAGACTGATGCCAGGTCAAGCCCACCATAAGCGATCGACCCTTCCAGCATCTTTTCATCCAGATTGTCAACTCCACAGGCATCCCAGGCTGCCATGTCCAGCCAGCGTGTTTCCTGGCTTGTCCACATGTTCAAATAGAGCCTCTTGAAGGTGTTTTGATATGCCGGGCTGTTTTTCGCCTTCTCAAATTCCTGGCGCAGATAATCTATCTTGATCGTGTGCCCCAGGCTCGGGTTTGCCTTTGCCCAGGTCTCTTCGAATTCCCAGTCATCTGTTGGCGCAGCCTCGTAGATCGCAGGATAAAACCAGTCCATCTGGATGATTCCATCTCTCACCTGGCACGCACGCTCATAAACCTCGTAACAGATGGAGGTACGGTCATAACCGGCAGTGGTCATCGAAAGCAAAAGTGGCTGCCGCCTGGCTCCAAAGCTCGTCTGGATCGTGTCATACAGTTCCCGGTCCTTCTGCGTATGAAGCTCATCAAACGCGGCTCCGTGCAGATTGCCGCCGTGCTTTCCGCCGGCATCACTCGAAACCACTTTGTAGACGCTCGCCCCTTCCTTGCTCATAATCGCATTCCGGAACGGGCTTACCACCTGCGCGAGGGTAGCGTTCTGCATCACCATGAAACGCGCCGTGTCAAAGATCAGTCTGGCCTGTTCCCGGTCTGCAGCAATCGAGATTAGCTCTGCGCCTGGTTCCTGATCAACGATCAGCAGGTAAAGCATGATTGCCGCTCCTAAAGCCGACTTCCCATTCTTCCTGGCCACAAACACAAAAGCTTCCCGATATCGCCTGTAACCAGTCTCTTTTTCTTTCCAGCCAAAGAGGTTGCTTACCAGTTCCTTTTCCCAGTCCAGAAGCAAAAAGGGCTTTCCACCCAGGTCACCTTTCACATGGGTGACATACCTTTCGATAAAATCGACCGCCACCTGCCCTGCCACGGCATCATATTCATATTTCTCGAGATCACAGTTCCAGGGGTCGTAGACCTTGGGTGCTGTCACTTTCTTACTCATTCGCACCCCCTTCCACTTTCTCGCGCGCCTGGGCAAACAGGCTGTCGGCCAGGGAATGGCTTTTGTCTTTGGGAGACAGAGCCTTTACCCTTGTTCGCTCAGCAGGGGTCAGCCCGAATTGGGTCAGCATGTCTTTGACCTGTTTCCAGGACGTGTTGGCGATCCCAACATTCGGGTGTTGGTAGACCGTGCCTTTGTCCGTGAGCACAATATTGCCTGACTTCATCAAAGCTTTCCTGGCTGCCACCATGTCTCCATAAGCCATGCAGAGCAGCTCGAGGGCGTTGTAATCTCCGTCTGAATACAAACCTGCTTCTTTCAGCTGTGGACCCAGTTCCCGCCATAAGCGTTTACCGTAAAGGTTCATCGTGCTGGGTGCTTTTGGAAACTCCTCAGGAACATCAAAGACAGCCTGTGAATTGTTCACGCGGCTCTTTTTGAGCGTTCCCTGCGCTTCTTTGATTGCATCTGGCACTGGTTTCCTACCGCGCACGCCTACTCCACCTTTCGCCGGCTTGGTGGTGCTCTGCCTCATGGCAGCGCCGGCATAATGCTTCCAGGTTGTCCTCGTCGTCCTCCCCGCCATCACGTTTACGCAAGATGTGATGTGCGAGTTCCGAAGGTTCACCGCATCGTTCACAGTTTGGATTGCGAGCAAGAAAAGCCTTGGATCGTTTCCGCCAGATGGGGTCGTCATAGGTTATGTCCCTCGGTCGCTCCCACTGCTTAAGGTATTCACGGTGGTGTTCCGGGCAGCGATGGATTCCGGGGGTTGATACCAGGTTTGGGCAACCCGGGACCATGCATGGTCTCTTAGGTCTGGTCGCCACAACCCCCTCCGATCAACCGCTTGACCTCCAACCGCAGACGCTCAAGCTCCAGGGCCATCACCGCGATTTGATGATCCTGTTCCTGGATCCTCTTCTCCTGCTCTTTGTTTCGTTTGTCGCTGATCTCAAGATCCGCAGTCAGTTTCTTGACTTGTTTTTCCAGTTCATTGATCTTTCTATCCCGATTTTCGATCGCTTCCTCACTTGTCCGTTTATCTCTGTCGCTTTCGGCTTGGAGGTTGTCAATTCTGGTCGTCATCGCAGCCATTTGGGTTTTGAATGTCTCGCCAAGTATCGCCATACATTCCGCGGCGATCTTGTCGCTTTCGGCTTTGACTTTTCTCCGGTTGGCGATGTTGGTCGCGATCACAGCGCCCAGGCCGCTGCCTCCCAGCAGGGCTGGAATCAAAATGGCGAGGAGTGTTCCCCAGTCCACGGCTTTATCCTGCGTCCAGATTTCGGTATGCCTTGATCTGCTTTACTTTGCTGGTTTGGGGCGAAAAGACGTAAGTACCAGCATTGAAGATCAGCGCCTGGAGAAATGCATATACCGCTTGTTGCCAGGTGATCGGGTTGGCAGAGGTGATCAATCCATAATTGGTCAGCAGGAAGACCGTAACCGTAACGATTGCCATCGAGCCGATCATGATCCCGCTTTTAATCTCCGACTTCAAACCTGCATACCAGGTTGAAAGGGCTGGAAAATAGGATGCCAGCAAACTGGCAATTACAGCGACCACATTGATGATCATTTCAGGTGTGAATTCCATTAGTTACCTCAACTCCATCTTTCTCCTGGTCACCCAGGACTTAAAACAAAAAAACCAACCACGACATCTCTCTCAAGATGGATGGTTGGTTGGAAGCCAACAAACGCCTTCTGGTGCGCTAACTCCACCAGATATTCGGTTTTCTACCTCTTATTATACTATATGTGGGGGTCTAATGCAAGAAATCAACCCAGGAATTTAACGGATGTCAATCATCCCCGCACCTTAAAGCACACCACCCCTCCTGGGGGAAGGGGCGGTGGCTTGAGGGCGGAGACGAGAAATAAAATTCTGAATTCTCCTTTTCCCGAGTTGCTTAGTGGGTCCTCGCTGACTGTTTACAGTATAGTCGATTTCATGACATCATGTCAAGTGAAGCTAAAGAGATTGTAAAGAAGGTGAATGCCCCCAGGGAGACTCGAACTCCCATCTAACACGTAGTCAGCGAGTTGCTTTATCCACTAAGCTATGGGGGCAAGCACTAAAGGATATTTTACTACATAGGAACTTGAAAACAGCATAAAGTACCCATTCTGAACCTTAATTTATTCCAGATTAATTTCTAATATAGAACGCGTGTTCTTATCGAGGTATAATTTCGTTATGGAAGCTTGTAAGAAACCTGAACCGGTTTATGAACCTGATCCAGATGCGCCGCGCGATCCCCTTCCCCCGCCGCGCTTTAAGCCCAAACAAATCCGCCTTTGCTGGTTTGACAAAATTAGCTTTGATGTAATCTCCGATGATCCGGAACCGGATTATTCAGATTTCAACGAAGCCCCGTAGATATATTGAGAGTAGCCAGGTAAAATCTGCGTCTATTCTATTTCTGATTAATCGATTGGTGGATCCTTTTCGAGTTTTCCATGAAACTGTTTTTTGCGATCTTCTTTCGATAATCCTTTTTCAAACGCGTTCAGTTCGTCAATTTTGTCTGCTATCTGTCTCAATGCTTCGGCAGGCATAAATCCTCCCCCGGGTCCTTCGGTATAAGACCAATAATCAGGGTCGTCGTACAAGTCTTGTCCGTTAAAACGTGTAATTTGACCACCGTAGCGGTACTTGTCGTTTATATACCAATCAGGGTTGTTATAAGACACACGTATTGCTGCCTTATGTTCATTGATGAATTCAAATTTAGTCTTTATCATTGCAATCCCTCATTTTTCACTAATCACTCCCTCAGTATACTATTTTTACTCCTTCTGGTTGATCAACTCTGCCAAAGCCTTCGTTCCCAGGTCCCAGTGGAACTCTTTACCGCAGTCCACGCATACCCCGCGCCAGAAGGTCGTCGCGATCCCGTTCACGATCAACATCTCCTTGCCCTTATACTCACTCAATCTCCCCACCTCCCGGCCGCACTTCTGGCATTCGATAATCACTTCTTCTGGCATTTTGGCTCCCTGATTAGTTGATCCACTTTCTCTACATCCATATCCACAAATGGATAATTCGCAAAAGGGTCTCTCCAATTAAAAGCCCTTTTTACAGCCACATAGATCGCTTCCTTGCTCTTGTCGCTCTCTCGGATCTCTCTGGCTGCCTTTTCAACCTCTTCCTGACCCAGATAATCGACCATCATCAACCGCCAGGCTGGTTCTCTATCAGCGCCATAAGCCGCCATGTTTACGATATAGATCCAGTCGCTCATCCAGGCGATCGCTTCCGGACCTGAACAGCGGATCCAGGTCTTAATCAGTGGCTCTCTGCAAAATTCTGTCTGATATGCCCGGTAGACTGGTAGATCGTTCAACTCAGCTATTATTCTGTCTACCTTTTCTTCTGCTAGATCTGCGCGTTCTTTCCATAGCTTTCGTAAACTCTCCAGTGCAAAAGTTATAGAAACAGCCAGTACCCCTATCAAAATGATTTTGTCATTCATCTATCTCCACTCCTAAAA